ACCAGACGTCCAGCGATCAGGCGCTCTTCGTCCTCCTGACGATCCAGCCCGCTGACGGGTCCACTCCGCTGCGCGTCGTCAACAACCTCGAACCGATCACCAGCCGGGGGAAGGTCTTCGAGGCCTACCCCTTCGCCATCGACCTTCCCCCGGACGCCGACGATCTGCCGCCTCAGGTCAGGATCACCATCGACGCGGTCGACCAGCGCGTGATCGAGATCATCCGGGGGCTGGCCGATCCGCCCGAGGTGACGCTGGAGCTGGTCCTCTCCGGCTCCCCGGACATCGTCGACAAGGCGATCAGCGCCCTGCAGCTCTCCGACGTCCAGTACGACGCCCTGACCGTGAGCGGGACGCTGACGGTGATCGACTACCTCGCGCAGGTCGCGGTCGACGGCGTCTACTCCGGGGTCGAGTTCCCCGATCTGGTCATCCGGTGACCTACGTCGGGATCCCCTACCTCGACCGGGGCCGGGACCGGGCGGGTCTCGATTGCTGGGGACTGGTGCGGCTCTTCTACCGCGAGGAGCTGGGCATCGAGCTGCCGTCCTACGCCGACGCCTACGCCACGGCCGAGGACACCGCCGCCGCCGAGACCCTCTTCGCGGTCGGTCGCCGGGCTTGGACCCCGGTGCAGACCCCGGAGCGCGGCGACGTCCTTCTCTTCCGCATCGGCCGCCACGCCTCCCACGTCGGGGTCTTCCTGCAGGCCGATGACTTCCTGCACGTCCTGAAGGGCCGGGCCGTGACTGTCGAACGCATATCGGATAGGCTTTGGGCGCAGAACTTGGTGGGGGCCTACAGATGGACGGCGGCGACGTGATGCAACTCCCCTCGATCCTGCAGGAGCCGCTTTCCGTCGCGGTGCAGCCCGGCCTGACGCTGGCCGAGCTGATGACCGAGGCGGCGGTCCCCGAGGAGATCTGGCCCCGCGTCGTCATCCGCCTCAACGGCGCGCTCGCGCCTCGGGACTGGTCCCACATCGTCCTCCGGGACGGGGACCAGCTCGATCTCTTCGTGGTCCCCACGGGCGGGGACGGGCAGGGCAAGGCCATCCTCTCCGCCGTGGCCACCATCGCGATCAGCCTCGCGGCCCCCCTCGCGGCCACCGCGATTGTCGGGGCCGCCGCCGCCACCGCCGGGACCGTCGGCTTCTACGCCCTCACCGCCGGGATCACGCTGGTCGGGACGCTCCTCGTCTCCGCCCTGATCCCGCCGCCGACCTTCGGCAACGTCAGCGTCCCGTCCAGCTCGACCCCGGAGAGCGAAGCCCAGACCTTCCGCATCACGGGCCAGTCGAACGAGACCCGGCTCTACGGCCAAGTCCCCCGCGTCTACGGCCGGGTCCGGGTATACCCGCTCCTGATGAACACGCCCCGCCTCGACTCGGTCGGCGTCACGTCCCGCGTGACGGCCCTGTACGACTTCGGCATTGGCGACCTCGATCTGACGGACATCCGGGCGGGCGCGCTCCCGGTGGACTATCTGGAGCCGAACCTCGTCCTGCAGCGCAACAGCCTCGGCCGGAGCCTGCGGCTCACGCATCGCGAGACGTCCTACGACAGCCTCGACTTCAAGTTGGAGCAGAACGAGCCGCTCGTCCTCCGCACCCGTGACCTCTCGGTGACGGCGAGCGTCGACGTCTACTTCCCCAGCGGCCTCGCGATCCTGAACCGCAACGGCGACCGGAGCCAGCACACGGTCGGCTTCAAGGTCCGCTACAGGCGGCAGGGGTCGGGCGACCCGTGGCTGGAGGCACCCCCGGCATGGTTCAGCGGCGCGACCGTGGGGAACGTCAACTGGCTCTTCGAGGCCCGCTACGACGCGGACTTGGAAGGCAAGCTCGACAACGCTTGGCGCGTCATGTCCTACCAGAGGGACGACGAGACCTACCACCGCCGGGACATCGGCAAGGACGACCGTCTGGTGAAGAGCGACACCCGCCGGGGGACGCCGTGGGACGGCCCGAACGACGTCGAGGTCACCCTCGACGGCCGCCGACTGCGTCGGGGAACCCTGCGCGACACCGGGCAGCTGACGGGCGGTCCCCGGAACAACAACGTCCAGATCTACGAGCTGCTCGTCGGCACCCCGGCCCCGGACAACGTCGTCCTCGTCAGCAACTCGACGGCTGTCCCCTTCGTGCTGAACATCCGCTTCAGCTTCCCGGAGGCCGACCTCTGGGAGATCGAAATCGTCCGCACGACCCCGGTGACGGAGGCGACGGACAACATCAACAGCCTGCGCGATCTCGCGGTCGTCACGCTCCTGCAGAGCCACCGGGCAGGGGCGGTGCTGAACCTGAAGCGCCGCCACACCTTCTTGGAGATGGCCTTCACCGCGAGCGAGAAGGTCAGCGGCGTGGTCGAGAACCTCTCGGCCATCGCGACCTCCTACCTGCGCGAGATCACGCCCACGGGCTTCGGCCCGAGCCGCCTGTCCAGCAACCCGGCCGAGGCCGCCCTCGACCTCCTGACGGGCGAGAGCGCCAAGCGGCCCCTGCGCGTCGACCAGATCGACTTCCCCAGCTGGGCGCGGCTGGCCGCGATCTGCGACGAGGTGGTCACCCAGACGGTCAACGGCGTGACCTACACGAGCGCCCGATACGAGTTCAACGGCGTCGTCGAATCCGTCACCACCATGAAGCAGGCGGTGAACGGGATCCTCTCCGTCGCCCGCGCTCAGGTCACCCTCAGCCCGAGCGGCAAGGTCGGCGTTCTCATCGACAACGAACGCCCGGCCTACCGCCAGCTCATCACCCCGGCGAACAGCTGGAACTTCACCGGGCGGCGGTCCTTCACCGCGTTGCCGCATGCCCTGCGGGTGGCCTTTCTCGACGAGGAGGCCGACTGGGCGCAGCGCGAGGTGATGGTCTACCGCGACGGCTTCTCCGAGGGCAACACGACCCTCATCGAAGACCTGCAGACGTGGGGCATCACCTCCTTCCCGGAGGCGTGGCGCTACGGCCGCTACATGCTGGCCCAAGGCATCCTGCGCTCGGAGACCTTCACGGTCGAGATGGACGCCGAGAACCTCGCGGTGGCGCGGGGTGACCTCGTCGGGGTGCAGCACGACACCCCGCGCTTCGGCGGCATGTCCATGCGGGTGCTGGCGGTGAGCGGCCAGAATGTAACCCTCGACCGCCCGCTGGAACTGGCCTCGGGCAGCTACGCCGTGCGCCGGAGCAGCGATGGCACGATCCGGCAGGGCCGGGTGCTGTCCCAGATCGACGAGACGACGTGGGTCTTCGACAACGCCTCCGACCTGCAGCCCGACGACCTTGTCGCGCTGGGGACCGGCGCGAGCGCGATCCAGCCTTACATCGTCTCGGCCATCGAACCGGGGACCGAGCTGACGGCGCGGGTCTCGATGGTCCGCTACGACCCCCGCGTCTACACCGCCGACAGCGGTCCCCTGCCGCCCTACGATCCCGGCTTCGGCCGCGATCCGCTCGGCCAGACGCAGCTGGTGCTGGAGATCACCAGTGTCGAGACCTCGGCCGTCACCATCAACCGCGTCCCGCACCAGCGGTTCAGCCTGCGCTGGGATCTGACGCGGGCGAAGGAGGTCTACGACACCGCGACCCTGCAGTTCCGGGTCCAGAACAGCGTCATCCGCACGGCCGAGCCGCCCCCGGAGGCGCGCCTGCGGTTCGACATCGACATCCCTTGGTACGAGGCGGCGTGGTTCGGCTCCACCGTCGAGATCCTCGTCACACCGATCTCGACCCTCGGCTACGAGGGGACGCCCGATCTCGTCAGCGTCCCGGTCCCCGCGCTGCAGCTGACCCCGGAGGCCCCTCCGAACGCCTTCCTCGACGTCCGGGGCCAAGAGCTGACGCTCTTCTGGGATCCGTCCCCGACGCTCTCGACCGTGGCCTACGAGGTCCGCTACACCCCGGAGACGGGCGACGTGGCGTGGTCGGCCTCCGCTCCGCTCGCCCGCGTCGCGTGGGAGGCGACCAGCGTCACCTTCCCGGCCCGGACCGGCACCTACCTCCTGCGGGCGGTGGGCGTGGACGGGAGCCTGAGCGACGTCGTCACGCTGCGGACAACCATCGAAGAGCTGCCGGACCTGAACGCGGTCGCGACCGTGGACGAGGCCGGGACGTGGCCGGGGTCGCTCATCCGCATGACGCGGGGCTTCACCTCGCAGACGGATGGGACCAATGTCCGCCTCCTGAACGGCACGACGCAACTGGCAACCATGCCGGGTCTCGCGGACTGGTTCGTCCAGACCCTCACCGGCGACCCGGTCTTCGTCGGCATCGGCTTCGCCATCCCCTCCAGCGTCCTCGTCAGCGCGGTCGAGTGGCCCCGCGACCGCTCCGGGGTCTGCTACTACCAATTCGCCGGGACCATCGACCTCGGGCAGGTCTACGAATCGCGCATCCAAGACCACCTCCTCGTCGCGGTCGTGGACCGCAGCGGCGCGGCCCCGGTCGCCGGGGCCTTCCCCTTCGGCAAGGGCGCGCGGGACGTCTCCCCGGTGGCCGACGCCGGTTGGAACACTTGGCTGGAGTACCGCGCCGCGACCACCGTCGGCTTCATCTCGGAGTGGGACAACCTCGCCAACCTGCCCAGCATGGCGCTGCCCGGCGCGGCCTTCAGCGAGTGGCGCAAGCTGACCGCCGGGGACGTAACGGCCCGCCTCCTGCAGTTCCGGTTCGCGGCCACGGCCGACGATCCTGATTTGCTTATTCTCCTGCGCGGCGGTATCGTCCTCGTGGACATGCCCGACCGCCAGTGGCGGGGGATGAACATCGACGTCGGGGTCGGGGGTGCCGAGATCCTCTTCGACCCGGCCTTCAGGGACAGGCCCGTCGTGGCCGTGACAATCGAGGGAGCGACCGTGGCCACAGGGTACGAGATCGACACGCTGGACCGGACGCGCGTCGTCCTGCGGCTGGTGGACGGAGCAGGCGCGCCCGTGGCGGGCCGGGTGGACGTGGCGGCGCTGGGCTACGGCCGCGAGCGGGCGGGGGCGATCTGATGTCGCAGATGCTTCCCGGCGATTGGCCGATCAACCCGAACGACACGGACGGGGCCACGCTGGCCGAGAAGCTGAACCGCCTCAGCGCGGCGCAGCTCTCCGGGATGGCGGGAGCGACCCGCCCGGCGGGCCTGACGGCAGGCGGCGTCTGGATCCGCAACGCCGCGAACGGCTCCTTCGAGGCCATGCTCTTCGACGGCGCGGCGGACCGCCGGATCTTCACCCTCAGCCCCGGAGGCTCCGCGCCGCCAGTCTTCGACGGGGTCTACAGCCGCGCCGAGACCGACGCGGCGCTGGCGGACCTCGCCGCCCAGATCGCGGCCCTGAGCGGGGTGCCGCGTGGCTTCATCTTCATCTGGTCGGGGTCGGTCGCGGCGATCCCGGCGGGCTACGCCCTCTGCAACGGCCAGAACGGGACGCCCGATCTGCGGGACCGCTTCGTCATGGGCGCGGGCGGTGCCTTCGCCGTCAACGCCAAGGGCGGCCGCAGCGCGATCACCGAAGTCCCGACGCACGACCACGGCCCCGGCTCCTTGGCCGCAGGCGCGGCGGGCGGCCACAACCACGCCATCACCGACCCCGGCCACACCCACACCGTCACCGACGGGATCGCGACCCAGAGCGGGGACGCGAACCTTGAAACGGGGCGTCGTGCGACGGTCCTCCCGGCGACGACGACCCGGACCACGGCGAACCGGCAGACCGGGATCTCGCTGGCCGCTGCACCGAACCACACCCACCCTCTGACGGGCCGGGCGGCGTCAGAGGGGCAATCGTCGGTCGACGTGCTGAACCCCTACTTCGCCCTCGCCTATGTGATGAAACTCTGAGGCCCGCGACATGACGAAACTCATCGCCCTCGACCCGGCCGCCGCCCAGCTGAAGGAGACCCTCGCCGACATCGACGCGGCGGGACGGATCACGGTCCCCGAGACGACCCCGGCGGCCCCGAACGAGCTGGTCACACGGGCCTTCGTCGAAGGCCAGACGGGCGGGTTCCTGCGCCTGTCGGGCGGGACCATGACCGGCTTCCTCCTGCTCCACGCCGCGCCGACGGCGCTCCTCCACGCGGCCACCAAGGGCTACGTCGACGGTCTGGTCGCGGCCCTCACGGGCGGGCAAGTGATCCCGTCCTCCGCCACGCCCATCGTCCTGACCGGGACCAGCCTGAACACGCTGGTCATCACCGGGACCGAAGCCCAGATCGTCACCCTGCCCAACGCAGCCAGCGCCGGGCTGGGCCGCACCTTCACCATCACCAACCTCTCCACCCTCGCCGCCACCGTGCAGGCCAACAACGGCAGCGCCATCGGCCAGCCCCTTGAGCCGGGCATGACGGCGACCTACACCTGCATCCAGTCCTCGGG